AACATCGATAACCCTCTTTATTTTACCATCCTTAATGAGTCTCTTGGCTTCCTGGGAGGACACGAGATTCTGACCATAATATGTGTAGGCTGTGAGAGCGGCGAGACCACCGATAAATACAAGTGGGATCATTTGGTATCTATGGAGATTTTAACTTCGACGTGTTCCATCTCGAAGCAGCATTGTGCATGACCGTCATAGGTCCTCTGACAAGCTTTACAGTAATAAAGGATAGGGGCGTTCATGATATATACAGATAAGAAGAAAGAAGCGAATGTGTCCTCCACTCGTCTCAATCCTACTGAGATTGCTAAGCGTTCAATGGATAGCCGTTTAGCCGCTACTGAGAAGGCACTTAGGGGTGAAAAGGTTCCACGTAATTCTAGCACAACTTCATCTGCGCGCTAATCTTTCTAGCTTCATCCCATCTTCCAGATTGCTGAATCAACAATAGAGTATTGGGTTGCATTTTAGATATGGATTTACCATCTCGTAAGTTCCTAAATGCATTATTTACCGTTTTGTTAGAAATGGTTACACGTCGTACTTTATAAACCCTGAGTTCTTTCTCAAAGTTGTTTAAAAGTTTCTCACTCGCTACAAGTTTTGTTTGTAAATCGAGTATAATTGCTTTATATTTTTTTGATTTTGGGTCATCTGAAAAATTCTTTGTGAGTTTCCTAATGATGACCTTCTGTTTCTTAATTTTAAGGTCTCGTTTTTCGATTTTCTTCTTAACAATCCTGTCTATTTCCGGTCGAATATCAATCACGAACTTGGGCTTTTTACGGGATTGTGAAGAAGATTTTACCATAATATCTTAATTTATTAATACATACATTTTACTTAGGCTCTTAATTACCGAAAGCAACACCAGCCATACCATTCTTGACACGAAGAATGTTATAGTTGACCGCGTAGATGCGGTGAAGTTGGTTACCATTGACAGGATTGGTGACAGACAATTTAGCGTTATCGATACGAGAGAAGTTTAGTGTACCAGTGGGCTGCATCTTACTCATAGTGAGGCAGAATGGCCACGAGAAAACGGGGAGGTCATCAAGAACGTTATCGGGTAAATCTGTGCAATGCATTTCGTGAACAACATTGTGATGGTATGTACTTGAAGTCTTTTCAAATAGAGGGGTACCGTTAATGTAAAGAGAAGATTCGGTAAAATTATATTCCGCTTCCCAAGAAGCACCACTTGCCTTCCCTGACACTAAATGAAGCGATTTTACTGGGTGATTGAAATATGAAAGATCTAACTCGTTGTCTGATGATGAAGCTGGTTGATACTGTGTTTGTGTGATAAGAATTTCATGTTCATTATCGGTGAAGAATTTACGTTCATCTGTATCCAGGTAGACGTAATTACCGTATATTTTAGGGGTTTCAGTGGGAGTGAAACCATCGCGACACTTAATCCTTATCTCGACATCATGATATTGTAATGCAACAAGAGGTAGGGATTTTGTGAAATCTTCACAAAAGAAAAAGGGAATCATGTAATGGTTTCCACCATGGTTTTCTTTCCGTATATTTGTTGTGACCGCACACGACGCTTTAGCAGAATTTTCTCGTAAAAGGGGATTGTGGACACCCTGAATAAATAACGAATCTAATACAGACACTTTCTGACCACCAATCCATAATTGAAATTCAGTTGGGTTGGTAGCATTTGTCCCAAATAGTCCGGTAGCATTGTCCTGGACAGCTGAAATACCTGTACCCTCGATCCATATGTAGCTCAAAAGATCCCCTTTAGATCTAATGGGAATCGTAACTTCATTATTAGCAGCAAATGTACCAATGTAATCCATTCGTTCTGGTTTCATGGCAAAATTTGTATAACGTTTATAACTTTGTCGGAAAAAACTCACTTCTGGCTGTCCAGTGATGTATACATCCTGGGCACCTTTCGAAACAAGGTCAATTAAGGCAGCTGACATTTATTAATAAAGTATATTAAAATTTTGAATCATTATTTACACATGGTGAATTTTCAAGCCCTGACATGGGAAACTAATGATACAGAAAATGAACACTTGATTAGTATTTTCGGTAAGACGGAAGAAGGTAAATCGGTATGTCTTACAACGTCATTTACGCCTTATTTTTTTATTAAACTTCCTAGTAATATTACTACACCAAAAGTGAAGAGAATTTATGATATTCTCGATAAACAATACGAGGATACTCTACTCGCGTATTCAATTATTAAATCAAAGGATGTCTGGGGATTCCAAAATAATGAAGATTTTTTGTATATGAAACTTAATTTTAAAAATTTACAAAGTAGAAGAATTATAGATTCATTTCTAAGAAAGCCAATTACTTATCATAGCGAATTATTTGCTATATTTGGGGTAAATGTGGTAAAGGTATATGAAGCTAATTTAGATCCAGTATTACGCCTTATGCATAGGACTGGTATTCAATCTACAGGTTGGATTGATAGTGGTAACGCATGTGTAAAAAATGATACAGCAAACGTCGACATTGACATTTTTTGTAATGATTGGATGACCCTAAAACCACTTACACGGGATGATATAGCACCATTTGTTGTTGCATCAGTTGATATTGAGTGTAATAGTTCGACTGGTAAATTCCCTGACCCAAATGTGCTTGGGGATGCATGTTTTCAAATTGCTATTACATTGTGTAAATTTGGTTCTGATGTTCCATATGACAAAACATGTTTATGTTATAAAAAAACGGACCCCAATCTTGAGGGGTGCAACATAAGAAGTTATGAAACAGAAAAGGAATTATTAGAAAAATTTAATATATACTTACACACAAATGATGTCGATATAATTACGGGCTGGAATATTTTTGGGTTTGATATGGAATATATTTATAGGAGAGCTCAGATAAATAGATGCAGTCACAATTTTTTCAATTTGGGAAAATTAAAGAATAGACGATCAGATATCGTCATCAAAAAACTGTCTTCTAGTGCATTGGGTGATAATGTGCTAAAACTTCTACCAATGCCTGGACGATTTATTTTCGATTTGTTCCATGAAGTTAAGAAAGGGTATAAACTTGATAGTTATAAACTAGATAACGTGTCCAAATTATATCTCGATGATAATAAAATTGACATGTCACCTAAAGAGATGTTTCTTCGTTACAAAGAGGAAGATCCCGTAAAACTCAGAGAAGTTGCGGAATATTGTATTAAGGATACATTGCTCCCTCATCGTTTAATGAAAAAATTATGCATATTATTGAACCTCGTTGAAATGGCGAAGGCAACTTGGGTTCCTGTTACATTTTTAGTTGAGAGAGGTCAACAAATTAAGGTATTTTCACAGTTGACTAAAAAGGCGCGTGAGTTAGGGTTTATGGTACCGACGATTCGGTATGGAACACTTCCAGAAGAACCATATGAAGGTGCTACAGTTTTAGAAGCACAGAAGGGGGCATATTATACACCAATCACGGCGCTGGATTTTGAAGCTCTATATCCTTCTATCATGATGGCACATAATCTATGTTATTCTTCGTATGTAATGGATGAAAAGAAATATGGTAATATACCTGGAATTGTATATGAAAGTTTTAATATTGGTGATAGAACATATAAGTTTGCTCAAGATGTACCAAGTCTTCTTCCAAGTATTCTTCTAGAATTGAAACAATTTCGCAAACAAGCTAAACGGGATATGGCCGCCGCATCTGGCTTTATGAAAGAAGTATACAATGGAAAGCAACTTGCTTATAAGATTTCCATGAATTCCGTATACGGTTTCACTGGGGCTGGTAAAGGTATATTACCATGTGTACCAATTGCATCGACAACAACCTGTCGTGGTCGTCAGATGATCGAAGAGACGAAGGTGTACGTAGAAGCGAATTTTCCCGGTGCAAAAGTTAGATATGGTGACACGGATTCAGTGATGGTTGAATTTGATGTGGGTGGACGAACGGGTGAGGATGCGGTGAAGTATAGTTGGGAAATTGGCGAGAAGGCTGCGGAGGAGTGTAGCGCCCTCTTCAAAAAACCAAACAATCTGGAACTTGAAAAAGTATATTGGCCCTACTTCTTGTACTCGAAGAAGAGGTACGCGGCCAAATTATGGACACAAGGTAAAGATGGGAATATGAATATGGACTATATTGATATCAAGGGGCTTCAGGTTGTACGTAGGGATAATACACCATTCGTTCGTGAAGTATGCAAAGAACTTTTAGATGTTATACTCACTTCGAGTGATCCCGGGCCACCAATGGAGCTAGCAAAAGAGAGAGGTATAGAATTACTATCTGGTGATGTACCCAACAATAAATTAATACTGAGTCAATCACTGTCAGATAGTTACAAGGTGAAAGGACAGTCTGTATCTATTACAAGTGATGAAAGTATGTATATTAACCAAGCCCATGTACAGGTTGTTAACAAAATGAGAGAACGAAAACCGGGCTCAGAACCTCAATCAGGTGATCGGGTACCATATTTACTCATTAAAATAGACAATTCAAAGGCGAGGGCATTCGAAAAATCTGAAGACCCTGTATATGTTGAAGAAAATGACATCCCACTAGATTACCAATACTATTTTCAGAATAAATTTTTAAACCCGGTGTGTGATTTACTCGCACCTCTATTTGATAACCCAAAAGAAGAGATATTTGGTGAGATTATTAATCGTCATAAACCACCTAAAAAAGACACTGGACCGGCACTGAGTACGATGAAAAAGGAACAACTTATAGCAGAGTGTAAACGTTTAGGTGTTGACGATTCTGGGAAAGTTTCTGAACTCAGAGAAAGAATTAAACGTAATAGATCAAATACACTCGAAGACCTATTTAAAAGATATGAACAAGATATAAATAAAGTATGAGTTTCAATGAAAAACTGTTAAAATTGATTGATGAAGGACTCGATGAAAAGGTAAATATTGCAATCAATGAGTATGCTAAAATTATATCAGAAAAACATGGAATATATTTAAAAGATCTTTTAAAAGATATACCTGAATCTTATTCGAATACATTTTGTAAAGGTACCAAGAATAATGGAGAAAGGTGTGGTTTTAAGGGATTTGAAAATGGATATTGTAAACACCACAAACTTCAAGGTGAACGTATATGTCAGAGAATATTTCCAACTAGCAGTAACCACAACCATGGCCCAGAAAAAATGTTTGTAATCGGGTGTCCGGGATGTGGAAGTAAAAAACAGCTTATAGATTTAGATAACATTATATTGTAATGAACAAACGTGACATATTACTATCTTCAATAAACAATTTTTACTTAGACGAGAAGAATAGAACTACATTAATCAATATTTTACATAAAAAAAATGACATTTCACTTAGAAATTTAGAATGGTTTATAACTAATTATGCAAAGAAACATCATACTTCGTATACTACAACTAATGGTAAAATATTTACTGTACATTGTGCATATAAATCAAGTTTAAATGGGTATAGTAAACAATTATTTGATCCATTTTGTAGAGCTGAAAAGTTTTTATATACTGTACCAGGTACACCTCATGAAATTAATACGACTATTGCACAGTTAAATTTCATCAGATGGTGTATTAAGTATAAGATTATAGATTACATTTTAAATAATAAAAATGAGTTATTTAATAAGCGACTGACATGAAACCTTTATCAAATACAAATGTCTGATACCCAGTATAATACATATGTAAGGTAAATGTCTCCGTGGTTATATCAATAACACTAGTGTCAAGTTTAACTTCTATTAATGTTTTATCAGCTACAAGTTGACTAAAATCCAAGTTTCCCGATGGTTCCACATTTATCGGATTCAACGAGAAACTATATGTATAAATATTCCGAATAGGTCGAGCTAATCTTTTTTGGAACGGTACGAGATATTTAAAATAACTATGATCTGTATTGGTTACATTTGGTAGTTTATTTCCATTTACGAAGAATGTAGCTTCACGCATGAGTGGATCAAAAAATGTATTTTCACCTTGAAAATCCAGAGACGATGAAAAGTTAAATCTATTCTCATACAATCTAAAACCTGCAGCTGGAGTATCTCCTATAGCAGTTTTCAAATTTTCGAATTTTGTATTCCTTAAAAACCAGTGAATACATTTAACAGGTATATTTGGAACTAAATTATTGACTATAATTGTATTATCAACATCACTAACAATTTCTGGGTGTTTCTTTACTAGATCTGTACTAATCACATGTCGTTGAGATACAAGATATCTTCTATCCTCCGGACTTACAGTAATCTCTTCAGTGATTATATTGAAATGATCTAGAGATATTGGGTTTGTAATTAAATCCCTGTCGGTAAAAAACGTTCCTTCGTGAAATTCAAATTCAAATTCTATTTTCTGACGGTGTATCGCACACAGTGGAAAATACGGACGATTCGGTTTATTCGAAGAATATTCATCACTTGCATACTTTCTTGAAAAGAAGAAATGCAATGGTATAACTATATCTGAATCATAAACAGCTAAAGATGGATTTAAATGTGAATCGTCAAAACCTATATTTCTATTGACAAGAAACCGATTCGCAACTTTTTCAGATACTTCGAGGTATAGTTCATCGTATATAATCCCCCAATCATCATAAATTTTTTCAACTTCTATATCATCAACAAACATAGTAACACTCTTCAAGAGATGTCTTCCAAGTTGATCAGCATAATTACCGTCTACGGGGTTTCGTAGACCGGGCATCTTCATACTCAAATACATGTTACTTAAAATGTCACCCATGTTTTGTGGTTTAAATTCAACCTTAAATGTCTGCCCAAATGGCCATCCAATAAATTTATTTGGATTACTTACACGTGTACTTCTGTGATATTTTCTAAAATCTGAGTGCATTTTTTTATCATCGTAATTAAAAAATGATTCTTCTGGGTCTTTGGAAAGCAAATGTGTATCTTGCTTTCCAATAGCCTTTAGGGAAATCTTAGCAGCTTCACCCATATCTATCTACTACTTACATATTTTTAATATCCGTTTTCCACATCGTGATATGACTCGTTTTGAGCATCTTTTCTAACTCTTCATTCACCTGCTTCGCCTCATCGATAAGAACCCTGACGCGCTCCTCTGTATACTCAACAGTCCTGATATTGAGAAGGTAATCCAATGACCCATCAATCTTCGGGAAGGTTGATGACATTTCATCTTCCAATTCCTGTTTTTTCCTCTTGAATACAATGAGTTTACCCTCGATGACCATAGAAACAAACTTTGATTTGTGGCTACACATCTCAGCCCTCTTTTGAAGCATATCAATGAGGTATGCCTTCCTCATCTTATAGTGTTCTAGACGGAGTTCCACAAAGTCTTTGAGAATCTCCTCAGGACTCACATACTTATGAATACCCTTTACTGGGTGGAAGAGATGCATATTTGAAACACGGAAGGTCTTTCTCAGTTTTAGATCTTTGATTAAATCCCTCCCTGTATACTCCATGATTTCAAAGTGAACATCATCTGTTGTGGAGTTATTAACGAATCCTCCAATCAATTTCTTTTCAACTAGACCATCGAGATATTCTTTATAGTCTTGGGTCCATCGACCTGGGGGTAATTCAGTTACCACGATATTAGTTCCTGACCAGTTCCATACACCCTCCATCATCCATGTATCCTCCTCCTTGTGTACTACACCCTTGAACCCCCTGAACCATGGTCGCATAGGTACGATTTCATCACCACTCAAAATCCGTTTAATATTTGCCTTGATATCATCGGGGTTGAAAGGAGGTACATAGCAACTGAAACCTGTACCAATACCCTCTGTTCCATTCACCAATACCATAGGGAGTGTAGGCATGTAAAAGTCGGGTTCGATTGAGCGACCATCATCGTCTAGGTAGTTCAAGATCGCATCATCCTTGGGATCAAATAGTTTCCTCGCATCCTTGGTAAGCTTCGTGAAGATGTACCTCGTTTGGGACGCATCCTTACCACCCATGAGTCTCGTACCGAATTGACCACAAGGCTCCAAAAGATTGATATTGTTAGACCCAGTGTAATCATTCGCCAACTTCACAATTGTATCTGCGAGAGACACTTCACCATGATGGTAAGCACTCTTCTCAGCTACAAATGCAGCCAATTGGGCA